AGCCATATCGAGGATTTCGGTTCTGATCTCATAACCGTTTTTATTGAATTTAACTTCTGGAAGCTTTGGTGTGTAGTCTGACATTTTATTTCTCCTATGTGTGTGTTAATGTCGATCCGTAAGGTGGATTAATCCTTCTTGGGAAAGTATCTATCTGCGATACAATCCATAGAATAGTGAGCAAGATCAACTGTATTTTTAGTCAGCATCTTGGCAAATTCAGTTTGGCTGTTGATATAATTATGAGCCGCACGATTTAGTGTAGGATCTGTAATAATCTTGTCGGTTAAATCACGCTTGACACCTTGAAATGCATCAATAAAAAAATCTGTATTCATGGTAGGTTTGAACCATGGTAGTAAGGGATTAATCATAATGTGTCTGTGTCCTATATGTTATATTTATTTATATTAGCTGAAAATCAACTAATTTTTTGTTTCCGAGAAAATTTAACTCTTCTCATTTTTCATGGATGGACTTCAAAATTCTTAGGATCAGACTTTAAAAAATATATCAAAGCAATAATGAAATTTAAATAATCCATCGTACCTCCTCAATAGTAATATTTAGAATAGCGACTTTGACGGTATTCATATATTGCTTGACTCCAATCTGTCAAAAAATCATAAAATTTACGAATATATCTCATAATGTGTTCCCGTAAGTATATTGTCTAATAAGATTATCAACTTCACCGGGATGTGTTGGATTCCTAGATTGGATAAATCTTTCTAAATCTGTTTGTGGTTCGCTAAATCTATCTAATAAATCAAAAAACTTTTTAAATAAGTTAAACATCTTGTGTTCTCCTGTTAATTGTAGAATAACTTATGGTTTCTACTAATATATTTATGCAATAATTATTGCATTGCAGCAATTTGAATGTTAAAAAATGGGGAGGTCATCCCCATTTTTCTTCGTATTTACGAAGTGCCAAGCATCTAGCGATAAACAATCTATCTTTTACATAATCACTAAGATCATCTGTATCAGGTTCGATTATTTGTTCATTTTCAATGACAGTTGGACGACGATAAAAAACATGTAAGTCTAATTCTTCTATGCCAATATAATCGTCATCGTCATATAGTTTAAGATTACTTGGTTGCGGCAGCAGGCGCTGCAGCCTTAGCATCTGCTTTGGCAGCAGGTACTTCACTTTTTTTCTCGTCTCTCTTTGCTGGAAGCTTAAGTTCAGCAGCAGGAGCAGCGGCTGGGGCAGCAGGAGCAGCCTTAGGAGCATCAGCAGCAAATGCTGAAGCGGCAAACAAAGTAGCGATTAAAGTAGCGATTGTTTTCATTTGTATTTCCTTTAAAAAATGAATGTAGATTTATCAAGTCTACACTACTATTAACGCTTGAGGTTACACTTTAGTTTACTGAAATGGGCACCTTATAATAAATACTTACATGCTATACATATCTTATCAGGGTATCTACGATGGACAAAATTTTGAAGATGCCAACACACCCAGTCAAATAACCAAAGCACTTAACTATGGATTTTCTTGCATGGTAGATGTTTGGCGTATAGATAACCAACTATATGTAGGTACTCTAGCTCCAAATATACCAGTAACTGAAAAATATCTACAAGGTAATAGATTTTGGATCAACGCTAGAAACCAAAATATGCAAGATTGGATCCAGACCCAACCATCAAACAAATATCCAAATTATTTTTGGTTCCCAACTCAACAAGAAAATACCAACGTGACCACTAGTGGTGGACAAATAATTACTCCAGGTACGGTGCCTGTTAATAATTCTAGTATTATTTTTCTTCCTGAAATAGATGACCGAGCAATGTTCAGTACCGTACATCTAAAATGCTATGGAATCTGTAGCAGTTTTCTTACCTTTATACGCCGTATGCGTAATGAAGGTATTTGGTATTAACGGCCTCTGCCAGTCCTACGAACAACACTAGCTCCACCAAATCCTTTAGAATTTGGTTTAGGCATTTTTGGTTGATTGAATTGATTGTTCTTTTTTACCGGCGGTAAAGTAATTGTGGGTTTCTTTGGTTTTTGTTCTTCTGTAGTCATCATTTTACCTTTATAGATTCTAAATAATCATTTAGATTGCCATATAAACTCAACAACATAGCAATCTTACTATCATATAATCTTATATATGGTTTTTTATCTTTACCTAAATAAAAAGGACATTTCATTTTTTTATTTATTTCTAATAAAAAACTATGCCAAGATTGAGGCTTATCTTGCTTGAATTCAAAATCAAAATATTCTATCTCTGCTAACTTAAACGCATCATTGCCAGCATCACTCAATCTTAATCCATCTTGTCTACCTGTTTGCCACCATCTAAATACTAACTCATCTATGGTCACATCTTTATCACGCAAATGTTCAGGTATCTCTGCTAATACTATCTCTGTGATTTGCTGTTTGGTAGATTTACGCGGAATCATCTGGATAAACTGTTCTTCCGCTATTCATGAATACCACAGTAAACTTATCCGTTTTAAACTGTGCATTCAATCTACGACATAGATTTCTAGCATGGCCTGGATTAGAAAAGCTAGTCTTTTTATATTTAGGCGTGGCATCTGGATCTTGATAATGTTGTGATTTAAAATTGATAGGTTGACCATCTAAGAAAACGGCCCATATACCAGATGCTTCTACAATTTGGTCTTGTTTATATGTCTGTTTATCTACTATCTCTAATAGAATTTTTGGTTGTGTTCTAGACATTAAAATTTACCACCCACTATCTCAACATTAATTACTTTTTCTGGCTTATCTTGTTTAGATTCATAATAATGATCAACTAATAATTTAGCTAATTCATCTCGCAAACCTCTTGCTTCTGAAAGAGGTAATACTATGTCTTTTCCCTGTTTACTTTCTATATAAGAGACCTTATCAATAAATCTTTTGATTTGAATCATAGCGTATTTATCACGCTTTCCGCTTCCGATTTAGTAAAATATGGGCCCAAATACTTATATCTTTGGATAAAGATATATTTAGGACAAAACATTACTTCTGGTGAACCAGTATGGCTTAACACAAACCAACCTGCCACATGATAACATTTACTTTTTTTCTCTGTGGTAAAAAGATGTAGTTTGCGTTTGATATCTAAGATAGAATTATAAACTTTATTTGTAGTAGGATATTGGCTTAATGGTACTTCTGCCTTAGTAGTTTTTTGATTAGAAAATTCAATAGTAGTATATTTCTTGATCTCGGTAGTATTTTTAAAATGTAGATTATTACCATGTAAAGTCAGATTGAATCCTGAATCATTAGCGATCACATTACCTACTTTTTCAGTACCATCAGTAACAATCCAATATTGATTTTTTACGATTGGTTTAGCGATTAGTGACATTGTTTTCCTTTTATAGCATAAATTTCTTAAGCAAATTAGTTGCTTCTGTATAGCTTTTATTTTCATCCATTTCAGCTATTTCCATTAGCAAAACGGTTTTCAAAAGATCAGCCATTTCTTTTTTTCGTTGATCCAATGTTTCAACCCATTCTTGGTATTCTTCATAAGAATCTAAATGCCACATACAATCTAGCATTTCAACTTGTTCGACGGTAAGACCATGGATTTTAACTGTATTATTATTCATATTTGATTCCAAAATAATTTTAGTTTGTACAGAGTGAACCTTTGTAGTGATTATTCAACCATTTAGCATAAGTTTCAGCCTGTTCCGAGATTTTAGTCAGTTCGTATTTGCCACAGAACCTCATGAAGTGTACACCAACCTGCGGAGTAGTATTGATACGGATAGAGTTGCGGATCGCATTATCTACTAGATTTTTGATTTCTTCAGGTTGTGCGGTTAGATCAATCAATGTGCGGTTTCGTTCATAGCAATCTCTGACCCTATGTTCCACACCTTCATGATCTACCCATCGTTGTAGCATGATGTTATTCCAATTAAAGCCTTGTTTAGTACGATCGGCATAGGCTTCGATCAAGCCAACTTTATTTTTGCTACCTTTAGTGCGAACACCGGGATAAGCCGAGAAGATATTATCTGTAGCATCACCACGCATACATTTTTCAAATAGATGAAATTGTGGATCACCAAGTGTTTTTGTTTCCTTAGTTTTTTTATCTACGATAAGCCTACCTTTATCGTCATGGTATCCATCTAATGTGATAAATTGATTTGCGATCCCATTGTATTGATAGACATTTTCGTTGATGAGTTGAACGAAGTCGGTATCGGAAGAGATGATATAGTGTTTATCGTTTGGATGAAGATGAATAAACCTAGCGATCATATCGTCGGCTTCAGCCCGTTCGTGTCTAAGTACGCTTACATTAGTTTTTTCACGAAGGAAAGTGGTAAACATATCGTATGTTTCCCAAAACATTTTATTTTCTTCGACCTCTGCCTCAGTCATAGCAGATTCATCTAGTTTACGATTGGCTTTATAAGGCTTGTAATGATCCTTACGCCATGACCTACCCTCCAAGCAAAATATCACATGGTCGATACCAAATTTTCGTACAACTTGATTGACCGATGATAGAGAAAGATGAAGAGCCATACCTACTTTTTCCCATGGATCGCTATTTCGGCTAGCAATATGTCGGGCGCGGAAGAAAGTATTTGCGGTATCGATGAGTGCGTAGTTCATTTGTGTATTATATACTACTAGTTAAGAAAAAGCAATGTCGCTAGGTACTTTTCCACCTTTTTTATTTGCAATTTTCTTTAATGCTTCATGTAATTCAGGATAGCGATTATTGTAGTCTTGATTTTTCATAGTAACTAACCGATGTACATTAGGACAAATAGTTACTAAATTCGCTGGATCATTATTAAAGTGATTGCCATCACGATGGTGAACTTCCAAACACATTGGCCACAAAATTTTCATTTCATCTTGGCTAATTTTACAACCCATAATTTTCTGAAAACCTTCCCAAGCTGTATGAAAACAATTCGTGAATCCATTTTTATGAGTTTTGCAAGCCTCGCAATGGTCTTTTTTAAATTTTTTATAAGTATCATCTTGCACAGTTGTGCTATGTGAAAGATACAATCCTGGAATAGGCCTGTTCTTGAATACTTGTTTCAACATGAATGCTTCACCTTCCGATTTACGGAAAGTATCAGTTTCAATGAATTGCTTTACATCCCCATTCAACAGCCGACTATCTACTGGAACATGGACAGCGGATGAACTAAATTCAATATAATATTCTAAAATGAACCGTTTTTGCTCATCAGAAATATCATAATCACGAATAGTATCGGCAGCGATTCCGTGATTAACAAAATTAAATTTCATCCTTGCTGCACGACCTGCAGTTTGCGAATAGTTATTATGAATGGTGCTTGAAGGATCCCGTCCAATAATAACATTATTGATTTTAATAAAGTCAACACCTGCATAACCACTATCAATCACTACCATTACGATAGGCTTATCATGTTCATTAGAACCACGCTGAACCCCTTCATCCATATCATTGATAGTACTGCCATTGAATTCTTTACCTTCACTAGTAGAGATAAACAATTTAAATCCATAATTTTTACACCGTTGACGAATATCCTTAATATAAAAGTCAAAATCAAGCCCATTAGTTGCCCCGCGTCTACCGATACGGGCTAGCAATGCTGGATACATCGGGATAAAGTTTTCTTTGGATTTTTCCCAGGTATCAGGAGTAATATTATTAATTAATTCTTTAACACGGTTGCATTGTAAATTAAAATAATCAAGACCTTTAAACAAGGTATCTTCGTTATTTAAATATGAAATAATATCATAAAAAGGTGTAGTCAATACATCACGGGGCATTGGGTCAAGATAAATGTTATTTGTCTCGCCCAAATCGGTTTTCATTCGTTGACTATTAGTCGGAGTAGCGGTTAGAAACAATACCGCAGTATCAGTCATCAATGCTAATTTATCTAGCGTAACCGCTTGAAAATCTTTGATGCGTTGTCCTTTATCAGCTTTTGTATCTTCCTCATTAATTGTTCCAAACATAATATGTGCTTCATCAACAATCATTAGATCCAATACACCACTATTAATAATAAAAGTGTGATTACTGTTGAAATATTGTGCGCTCATGAAAACAACAATGATATCGCCATCTAAGGTAGCCTGTTTACCTTCTGCAATTTTTTCTTGCAGCATATCAATATCTTTTTGATAATATACCCTAATTTTTGCACCATTAACTGTTTTATTGTTAAGTGCATTATATGCTTTTCTATATGCTCCTTTAACAACCTCTTTGCGTGGTGCCATAAAACCAATTACTCGTTTTTGCGGGTAAAAGGTTTGAATAAATTCTGGGATTAGGGCTTTGATTGATACGGTTGTTTTACCTGAACCAGTAAAGGCATTAAGAACCATTCGCCGAATGTCAGTTCGTTTATAAAACTTATCAATCTGATTAATAACTTGCCGAACCAAAAATTTGTCTTGGTTGACTGACAATGAAATGTCCGAAACAAATGGATTGTAAGTAGTTTGAAAAATGCTCATTTTGGATTACTTTAAAAAGTTAAAAAAGTTAGATAACGAACAAATTATACATCATCGGAGAATATTTGTCAAATTTTACCGAACTTCACTCCTACCGTTACCCAAATCTCTAGTTTGTATGTTTCTCATCTCATTCATACCTCTCATGTCTGGATCTGCTTGCTGCTGTTCATAAATCTCTAGAGCAATATTCCTACAAACTGTTTGAAACCAACGATCAACAATGATAGCATCAGTATCGGTCTCTTTCATTTTAAATCCTGCTCTAATTAAATTCAACAAAAATTTATCATTCCAATCCAACTCAAAACTTCCATTGTTGATATTGTTTGGATCTAATTCTACTTTCAATATAGCAATATAGGGTTCATTATTCTGAGTAGCAAGCTCTTTGGGCGAAAGAGTAGGAGCAACTCTTGGCTTCTTCTCTTTCTTTGGTTCTGGCTTAGATTCAGGAATCGGCTCAGGCTGCTTTTGGAATAACTTCTTTATCGCATCTAACATTATTTTGTCCTTTTACATATCTCTCATAGAGAGCAAAACTAGCAAGATTCTTGGCCTTGCTTTCCGTCATTATATCAAACTTATCAAGGAAAGTCAATGCCCAATCATTGACCGCTTCGTTCCAATAATATTGACTATGGGCCCTAAGTTTTTGCTTGTTATGACCATTCTCCATCAGTGGAAATAAAGCGGGTTTCTCATGTCGGGAATGGCCTTCAAGTACATCTTCCCTAGATACGGAGTAATGTATGACAGGGCGAACACCGCGCCAACTATCAATAATCCTTTCAACACGCTTATCATTTGCTTCAATGTATTCCCCTGTTTTTACCCAATGATGATGAATATCTAAGACTAAAGCACAAGTATCTACCAACTCTAAGCTAGCCTCGATACCCCAAGAGATTTCGTCGTTTTCGATGGTAATGGTGTTTCTTGCTTCCGGGGATAATCGTCCAACCACGTCTTTGATACCTTGGGGACCGCGTTTACCCGATATGTGGACATTGATTTTGAAGTCTTGAAATTGTTTCCCGTAGCCCATGTAACGTGCCATGTCAACATGATATTCGAATTCCTTAATAGAGTTATTTATAATATCTTCACTAGCCGAAGCTAAAACTGTAAATTGACCAGGATGGAAAGATAACCTCACATCATTTTCTCTAGCTGTTTCGCCGATTGGTGCAAATAATTCTTCCATTCTACGCAAAACATCTGGCTGTTTGTAAAAATATTCCCAATCTCCATGTGTGTATCCTGTCATCATATCACTGGTTAGCCTGACCATTCTAAGTTCTGGGCGAAGTGTAGCAACCCGTTTGACCAAATTATGTGTATGAGTAATGTTCTTTTCCATTATATCCCACATTTTTTGTTCTGCTACTTCACGCTTTGCTTTTTTGAGAAAGGTAAGCGTTGTACCACCTGTATTAAGTTCAGGGATACTGGCTATCTCACCCTTTTTATTGATTTCCGAAAATTTACAAGCAAAGCCAATGCGTTTGATAGATTGATTTGTCAAGGTAATGTCCAAAACGATAAATAATAGATATGCTACTATAACAGATATATTCAAAAAAGTCAAAGCTTAAGGTTACCTCTGAATGAAAATCACTGAATTTAAAAATTTAAAATTTAGAGCTACAACAAGTCCAGTATCAGAATCTACCAGTGGAAAAACTGATTTAGGCTATACTTGGAAATTTGAACCAGGCCGTGAAGTGCCGTTTAAAACAGATGTAGACGCAAATACATTTATCAGAGTAACTGATCCCAATGGTAAAACTGTTAGTGGTATTTGGGCTAATGTAGACGGAAACTCAATCGAGGTTGAATATTCCCAAGTGTTTGATGAAGAGTTAAGAGGTCGTGGTCTTTATACAGATTTGTTAAAAAGTCTAAGTAAACACTATGATATAACATCAGATACAGATACAAATAATGCTGCTATCGGTATATACAAACGATTAGGTGCAGATTATGACGCTCGCCAATCACGGCATACATTGCGTAAGAAAGGTGTAGAGGAAGACACATTAAATGAGTTTGACTACAATAAACATGTCAAAATGCTCAAAACTTATATGAAGAAGTTAGGATACAGTTATGTCGGTCATGGCACAGATGCACATGTATTTGCCAAAGAAGAGGGTTCGGTAATTAAAGTATTAATTCCTAGGAGCGGTGATATTTCCACTGCTAAAAATCCATTCCTAGCATTTTTAAACTATTGCACAAAAAATGCTGGCAATCCACACCTGCCAAAGTTTATAGAAACTACGAAACAACCAATTCAATTAGGATCCGAAAAGTTTGACCAGATAGTTATGGAACGGTTACAAGAAGTGGATCCCGAGTATGAAAACATGCTGGTTAGTATGGTAGACAGTATTGAAGATGGTACGCCATTAGATCCGCAATATCAACCATACATCAAATTCTATCAAACATTGAAGTCAGTTATGCTCACAGGTCGTAAATTAGGCTTTGAGAATGATATCATCACTTTTCAAAGTGTCAATATAATGCAGAGAGGTGATACATTGGTGATCATAGATCCATGGACGGGAAGCGGTAGATTGGCGGAAGGCACATTAAATGAAATAGATTTTTCTTCTTCTTTAGGCAATTTAGCATTGACAGACAAAGAAATTATTAGCAATTCAT